TTGTTAAACAGTACGGATAATCTATTTAATTGTAAAAGTACGATAAGACTTGAAATTATTTTATTAATAGTAAATAATAAGAACGAACAACCCAGGATTTTCTCACTGTGATTTATCATATAGATGCTTGGGTTTTTTGCTGCAAACAGTTGAAATTTATTTGACTTCATACTAATCTTGATTGGGTTCTGATACGGTAAATCTCGATACCGAAGCTATTGGCTACAGAGGGATATTTCGAGTCCTCATAATCAGATCCCGGAGAATCTTGATACGGTAAATCTTGCAACCGGACCAACAGGTGACAGTGGGGGAGCAAGTCCACATAATCAAGATTCTTTTTTACGCTTGACAAATCTGGTAAAATCGTAAATAATCGTTGGTGAATAGCCTGGGATGTTCTCCCTGCGGCTTTGACCGTATAGAAGCCCAGGTTTTTTCGCAGAGTGATATCACAATTTGTGATATCAAGTTTCAATTTTTAATGTACAATCATTCGTCAAAGGTGACAAAATGACACCTTTAAGTTATTTCTTCCACGGCGGGAGTTCAAATTGTATTGTTTCGGATTCTTCCAAAATGGGAATTTTTAATTTTATTCCGGCTTGTAGTGTCGGTTCTATCGAAACATCAGGATTTGCCTTGATTATTTCTTCATACAAAGTCGGGGTGTTATAGAATTTGTATGAAATCAAATCCCAGCGGTCATTGTCTTTTGTTATGTAGGAATAGTATTCGGTCATTTTTGCTCCTGACAAATCATAGATTTGAAACATCGCTATCGTAGTGCTTTCGCACCGGCTCACGCCTTCTTTTTAAAACCTTTTTCTTCCTCTTTATCTTCGGGAATTTTCCCTGTATATTCTCTTAATCGGATATCTACCTGAATTGAGATTAAATCACCCTCGGGCGAGGCTTGTTCTGTTGTTTTACCGATTTCCTGTATAACAAACACTCCGACATACTCCCCGTTACCTTTAATAAATTTCAAAGGTGTTGCATTATCTGCCGCATCAACAAGAGCTTTTATTTCATCTTCCGGAACACAAAAACTTCTGTGGAAATTTAATTTTATGGATTCTTCAAGCAGATTTTTGCCTAAGAATTGAAGAATGGGTTTGTTTTCAATCCTGTCATGTTGTGCGTAATTATATGATACGGTTTCATTTATCCCGTTAAAGTATGTAATAAGTTCAAATTTTATATCTCCTAATTGTGCAAACATTTTTCCTCGCTTTGCTCCTGTGGGCATTTCGGCTCTGTTCGCCTATGCTGGCTCACAGCCTCAATTGTCCTACGTCGCCATCGAACGGTTACGCCCTGCCGGGCTTCACACACGGCTCACGCTTTTAATATGCAACCCTCAATTTCCGTTCTGCTTCATTCTTAAATATCCTCAAAATCTCATCCTTGTGTTTTTTGAGCATTTGGGAGAATTCATCTTTTGTAGTGTTTCCGCTGCAATTTATTGTCGGATTGTAATTTATGACAAATTGAGCAGGGGTTGAAGAATTTACACCTCTTGCGTTAACTTTCAATCCGCCCGAAAGCACTCCTAATGTCTTATTCATCGCAGATTGCAATGGCATTGGTTTTATTGTATTTGCTATAGTTTCCACTATTTTTACTTTATGCAAATCTTTGAGTGGTCCTGTCTTGGCAGGTGAATGCGGCAGGTGGTCTCTTATTACCTGCGACACTTTTGCAATACAATCTTTAACTTTTGCAATTCCTTTCATTATTCCTTCCGCTAACATTGTTGTAATTTTAGCACCGCATTCAAATGCTTTTGTAATGAGTTCCACAAATTTTACAATAATCCCCGCTATTGCTTTGCCGAATTTTATACCCATATTTTCAGCAGTGCCGCCTGTATCTTCAACGGGTTTTATGAGCTTTTTGAACCAATCAATAATGGCTCTGATTGGTTTAATCAAGGGTTCAAGTGCAACAGCCATTCTTTTAAATAACGGCATCAAAGGCTGCAACCCTTCTTTTAATCCTTTCCACATTCCTTTAAAAAATGCTGAAATAGGTTTCCAGTATTTATAAATAACAAGAGCAACTGCACCTATTGCAAGAGCAATCCAACCGATAGGTGAAGTTAAAAGTGTAACGGAAAATGCACGAAGTGCCACAATTGCATTTTTTATTATATTGGGAATATTTAAAAATCCTGTTTTAAATGCTTTTAATCCGTTAATAAATGCAGAAGGAATTCCTTTAACAGATGTTGCCGCCCAAGTTTTTAATGCACTTATAGATTTTGTAATATTTGCCGGAAGTTCCGTGAAAGTTTTTTTAATTCCTGTTTTTAAATTGTTATCTATTCTTCTAATATCAGCGAATACTCCGCTCTTTATTGAAAAATTAGACATATCCAAATCCAAAGGATTTCCCGCCTGTATAATTTTTCTTCCGTAAGTGAGGTTATGTGCGGTAGTATTAAACCCTGCAAAATTAAAGAATTTTGTTGCACCCTGTGAGATAAATGGTGCAAAATCTCTTGAATATTTAAGGAGTTTACCGTAAACCCCGACAATTTTCCCGACTAACATTAAAACAGTTCCAAGAGTAGTGAGTACAATACCGACACCGATTGTTCCGATTATCGCTCCGAATATTCCTTTTTGTAACAGCGGGTTTTTATTAATTTTTGTCAGAAGATTATTAATAAGTTCAATAGGTTTATGCAAATGAGGAAATACTAATTCTTTCATATTTATTTTTAAAAGTTTAAATTGTTCGTTTGTTGTTTCCATCATGTGGTTAAAGTCTGAATCCATAATGCCCTCAGCACCAAGTGCCGAAGCTTTTATTCTTCTGTATTCATCAAGGTTTTGCATCATAGGTTTTAAGAAGTTTAAATCAGTCTTATTTCTGAATATTTCGGATACTTTAAATACATCCCCGCCTGTTAATTGGTTTATTAAAACAACAATCTCTTCTATCGGGTCTTTTGATTCCGCTAAGGTTTGATTTAAAAATTTAGGTAAATCAATATTATATAATTCTTTAAACCGATTAACTGCCATAGGTGCTGTTATTGCCTGCAAAAAACTTTCAAAGTTTGTTGCTGCTTCAGCTGCCGTTCCCGCACCTTTCATCGCAACCTGTAAAGCAGCACCTAATTGTGATACCGCAGGAATACCTTTCATACCGAGCATAGCAGCACCCGCCGTTAAACTTGGAAAAGCAGCTGACATATCTTTTAATTCAAATCTGCCCTCTTTTCCTGCTTGAGCTAACATATCCATGGTTTTACCCAAATCATCAACATTTACTTTTAAGTTATCCGTTACAGCGAATGCAGTTTTTGAAATATCTACAATTTCAGCTTGAGCCGCCGTTGCCGTTCTTCCGATAACATTCATATAATCTAAGGCTTTTTCAGGCGCTATACCTGAAGCTACAAGAACATTTAACCCTTCCGCTATTTCTGGTCTCATTTGGTTTGTATATCTTGAAATACTTGCAAGACGTTTATCCATACTTTCTAACTGTTTTGCGGATAATTGTCCGACATTGCCGAGTTCCCTTAATCTGTGTTCCATCTCAAATGCTTCCGGTATGGCTTGGGTAATTCCTAATTTATACGCAAGTCCTCCGCCTGCAAGAGTGAGTCCTGCTCCGAGTTTTGACATATTTGCGCCGAGAGATTCAAGAACATCTGATGTCTTTTGAATTTTGGTTTGGAGTTTATCAAATTCGGAATTTGATTTATTTACCGCATCACGAATTACTTTTGACATTTTATCAAAAGCGACTAAAGATAATGAAATTTTCATTGCTGTATCTAACATTCGTTTGAAATTTCCTCTAATTCTGTGTTGCGGTTATTTGTATATTTAATTGCCTCTTTGCACCAGTAAGCAAGAGTCGGGATTGGCATATCTGAAATTTCGGAATACTGCCAGCCTGTTATCTTGCATAAATGGATTATTGATTGACTGTCGGGGAGTTGAGTGATTTCAGGGTTTCCGTGAGCGGTGTTGTTACTTCCAGTGTTTCCTCCGCCGGAGTTTTCACATCCGCAGCTTTCACCCCCTGAAGCTTTCCCGAAATTTCGCCCTGTAAAGTAATTACATCTGCTAAATCCATTTCAAGGATATCTTCATATACGAGCTTTTGTCCGTCTATTTCCACAAGCTCCGCAATCAATGCGTAGGGGATTTCATCGGATGTTTTTGCTTTCATCTGCGCCTGCAACAGGTCTTTACCCTTGCCCTGTTCAATTAATGCAGTTTTTCCCGATGGTAATTTAATTTCTTTTGTCATTTTTTGTCTCCTTTAAAATTTATTTATAAATCTTTATATATGGGTTTAAAAAATACATTTAATAGGTTAAAATGTTCTTGACAGCGGAGTTGTTTTTACAGCTCCGGTCTGTTCTTTTATGCACCTGTATTTTTCTTGTATTGGGATAGCATATCCACAACGTTTACTTTGTAGATATTTTCAAGAACATCTATTTCAAAAATTTCTACTCCGTCAACAATAAGTTTTGCGTATGTTACAGCCATTGTTGTTTCATATTCGGCATTTTCGTGAGGTTTTAATGTTCCGAGCGGAAATTCTTTAAATGTTCCTATTAAAAAAGCTGTTGCCGGAACTTCGCTTATTCTTCCGGTGCCGTTATATGTTTCAAGAGAAGCCCTCACCTGAATCATTGTTGATGTAAACGGATTTGCCGCAGCAAGAAGAACTTCGGGATAAAGAGCATTCCATTTGATTTTGCATTCCAATTTATCTATGCCGGAAAAGAATTCCGCACTGCCAATCATCCCAAGAGCCTTGTGTTCCGCCATTTTGTGTTTTATCTGCGGAAGCTGGACTTCTTCGGCACGTCCTAGCAAATTAATTCCGTTCATATAAACATTGGCATTTGTAAGTTTATTAATTTTCATTTTGGTCATAGTTTTTGTTCCTTTTTGTATAAAGTCCGCATTCTCCTATCCCTATATCCGAATAATGCAAAATGACAATTTCCTGCGTTATTGCCTGAATTAACGGACATCTTCTCGTATTCATACAATTCCGGCACAGGTCATAATATTCGCAAAACACTTCAAGATCTCCGGTTCGGTTAATTTCTGCTCTCATTAACTCCCCAATGATTTTAGTAATTCAATATCAATAAAACTTTCAAATGTTATACGTTCGGCAGGTGTAGGAGGCATAAATTCGACATCAAAAACAAGATGTCCGTTTGCGATTTCTGTTTCGGGATTTTTATCGGAGTTATATGAACATTTACCGTCAATCAACGCACCTCTGCCGATTAATGTACGGATAAAAGCATTAACGGATTCCGTTATTGAATCGATTAATCCG